AGTAACACTTGCTCCATCTAATAAATAAGTGACTCCAGTATTGTATGAAGATCCTCCTCCATGAGTTCCATTACTTGTCTCAGATAATTTTATTGGATGTGAAGCCATAGAAGAATCAGCACCATCAAAAATATAAGTACCACCTTCTGCAAGATCAAGAGTTACAGCAGATGTTCCAAAATCATCAAATCTATATTTATTACCACCATCAGAAACAACTTTTACTGTATAAGTTTTGCCATCTGTATCGCCAGCGTTCCAATTCCATGCAACAATACTTACACCGCTTTTGTTAGTTGATGAAGTGTGATCGTGAGCACCGAGTGTAAAACCATTAGAGTCAAATGATACTAAATCTCTATCTGAAGCACTTGTATTTTCTTGTTGATTAGCTGATGGATAGAAAATTTTTGATCTTCCTCTAACAGAATCAACTACGGCATTATCAGAATTAAAATCTCTAGCTTTCATCCACACCCAATCAGGCTGAAAATCTAAACCAGTTATAGATTGAGTTCCTCCATTACCTGTGTAAAGCAAAGTATCAAAATGTTTATTAGGTAGCAGTATTGTTGGGTCGGGTAAGTTTGCTGAACTTAATTCCCATGTTGCATCTACTCCAGCAGCACTAGCTTGAGTCCATGAATCAGAGCTAAATCTTGCAAACGCTGCCGCATTTGTATTGTCATTTGCTATATAAGCAAATACTATATCACTTGTTGAAATACCTGTTATAGATGTTCCATATAATGTTCCATTTTTATAAATCTGTAAAGTTCCATTACTATATTTAACTCCCATAACATCATTTGTTGTCCATGAGGGCGAACCACTTACTGCACTACCACCCTCGTATCTATTGCCAGTAGTCGCAAAACCATAAATTGCTGCATTACTTAAAGGATTTGAAGGGTTGTTAGGTTGTCCAACAAATACACCTAATATCTGCCATCCAGCAGCACTTGTAGGTGTTACCTCGTAATAAAGTTTACTTGTTCCAGCGACAGCAATAGTAGAAATTTCTTTAAAACCACCACTACCTGACATTTTTAAATTACCTTCTGATAGTGTTGCATTATAGGTAAAACCAGTTAGAGGATTTAAAGTTGCTTTATTTAAAGTTGGTGTATCAGTTACAGAGTCGTTACCATCACCAGCACTTACAGAAAAATTATTTGGTGTGAAGTTGTTGCCGTTACCGCTTGAATCTTTGCCAAGTGTTGTTGCTGTCGTTCCAGAATTATCTGAAAAATTTAAATAAAATCCATTTGTTCCATAACTTCCTACATACTTCTTAGGATTCCATTGACCTGTATCTGAATTTGTTTCTGCAAAAGATGATGGTGTTAATTGTTGTCCATCAATAAAATTAACCTCTGCCATATATCCACCATAATAATTTTGATTATTTCCAAAGCGACCAACATGAGTGGTATATCCTGACCCTACTGTTATATTGTCATTCTGTGAAAAATATACAGCAGAATCAAAAGCTGTAATCTGTGTTCCATTTACATAAATTTTAACCCTGTCTGACGCTGTACTTTGGGTTGTGTCAATAGCAACAACTACATGAAACCATGCAGAAGGATCTCTAAAAACTTGAGTTGTTAAAACATTACAAGCAATACCTCCCGAGCCTCTCTGAAAAATACCTAATTTATTTCCATCTGTATTATCAACTATCGTAATAGTGCATCTATCATAAGGGCTTTGATAACCAATTTCAAAATAAGCATTATTTGTACCAATATCTGTTCTTTTTAACCATGTAGAAACAGTAGCTTTTTTTGCATTAGTTGGAGAACTTTGTGATCTAGTTAAATATGCACTATCAGAACGATTAAATCTTAAACTACGATCTACCGTAAAGGCACTATCAACAGCCCCCGAAGCTCCGACTCTTATAGCATCATAAAAACCCATTACTTAACGTCCAATGAAACTGCACAATGAATAACATTACTGGACAGAATAATGTAATCAATCCGATCTGTCAGCCCTGCCCCTGTTGTTAAGGTTGGTGCTGTTCCTCCCACAAATTTAAATGCACTATTGAATGAAGCTGTCCTAGATCCCGTTCCATCTTGTGTAATAAATATTGAACCAGCCTGACCTACGACTTGGTTACTAGGTGCTGCGAAAGTTCTGTTACCTCCGAGAGTTACTGAATGATGGCAGGCTGTTGCCATATCAATAGTTATTGTTGATCCATCAGAAAGGGCTGTGATATTAGCTGCTGCTCCTCCTGTAAGGCTTACGCCCCCCGAAGAAGTTTCAAATTTCTTTGAATTATCGAAATAAAATTCATTATTTCCATCAGTATTAAATTTTGCTAAAGTTTCTGTTGTTCCATGTTTTTTTAAGTGAATACCTGCACCATTTGATCTAATAAATAAATTTCCAGTACCTTGATCATCTATAAAACTTTCATTTGAAGCATGATATATTTCTATACCATCAGAGCTTGTTCCGAATATAGCTTTTGCACCATCATTGAAGATTAAATCATCAGTAGATTTATCAAAAATTATATTTGCACTTGCTCCTGTAAAAGTTACATCCTCTTGAAATATATTTGTTGAAGTAAAAGTATTAGCAGCCGACAATCCAGCATGACCAAAGTTTGTTGCACTAACATCACCTAAAGTAACAAAAGCATTATTAGCAGAATTTCTTATCTTTAAAGTATTACCGTCAATATGAGGAACATAGGCTGCAACACCGCTTGAGGGATCGCCAGAACCTTGATTTAATGTACTTAAAGCTGCAATTATCTGATTTAATTTTGTTCTTACGACAAGACCAGTACCATTATCAACGGTAAAACCTGATCCACCCGTATTATCGACTCTTGACATTTAATTTTCAGTAATTTCTTTTATTGTATCTGAATTATCCACCTTTACCAAAACCTATTGCAGTAAAGTTAAAGTTTCGATCTACAGAACTGCCAGAACTATTTTTAAAGTGAACAGTAAATCCACTTCCAGTAATACTTGAAAGCTCAAAAAAGTCGCCAGAGGCCATATTAAATGCTGTAATTCCTATCGCTGGTGGATTTGAATTTGCACCTAATAAAGCACTCGTACCAGTAAAAAATGGACTGTTGAATGTTATCGCTTTTGCTCCTGCTCCAGAAGCAATAGTTGTTGTACTTTGTTCTGTTCTTCTTTGAAATTCTGCAAAATATCCAAGTTGACTAACTCTTATATCCTGGTTTACATCTTGTGTTGATAACACACATTTAAACTTAAATGTTCTTCCTTTGAATGTACCGTTGGCAAACTTCTGAAAATCTGAATAACTGCTACCATCTTGGGAACTCTGAACAAAAACTTCTGCATTTGTATCAACACTTGAAACACCATCAAAATCCTGTCTTGCATCTATATCATCTATAGAATCTATCAAATCAGATGAATATACAGAATCAGTTTGTATAAGTTTTCTAAGATCAAGACTGAATACAGCACCTAAATCCAAAGCCTCATTAAATAAATATGTACCAGTTGTTGATACTCCACCAATATCATCAATAGAAGTTTCAGAATCTATATCAGTACTATCATCAAAGTTACCTGTACCAGATAAGCTTAATGAACTCGTTCCAGAATCAAAACCCACATTAGTTTTTGATCCTTGAAATGCTGGACTATCCTGATCTTCCCTTCTTGCCTGTACTAATAATTTAGGTTGTGCCTCTGGTAAATCAATAACAAGTGATGTCTCTCCTGTGCTGAATCTATCTCCATCATCCTGTGATTTTAAAATATATTCACCTTCCAATAATGGAACAACTTTTTCTGTTGATGCTCCACTTAATGCAAAGACAAGATCAGTGGCATCTGAAAATGTACCGCTTCCATCAGTCTTGGGAGAATGTCTGACATGAATACGACCACCTGCTCTTACATCTACATCTGGTACAGCATCCCATCTAAGTCTTATTTCCTTATCTGAAATAGGCTCGTAAGTTAAATTTGTAATATCAGATGGTGGTGCTGTCTTACCAACCGCAGTAAATGTTAATGTTGCTGGATTTCTTGAAGGTTGACCTACACCGTTAAAACTAAAAACTCTTATCTCATAAACACCTGCATCTGTATTAAATATTTCAGCATCACTAGATAAAGTTTCAATTTTTTTAAAATCACCATTAGCAAATCTATACTGAACTTCATATCTACTTACATTGTTTTGTGTTTGCCAATCTAAAATTATCTTTGATACAGCTTTATTATTGATAGTAACAATTTTTTCTTTAGCATTTAAACCTATAGGTGGATCTAAAACTTCTGTTAAAACACTTATATTTCTAGTTGGCATTACTGTGCCATCTTCTACAAAAGCATATTTAGCATTGTCATGCTCAAGAGCAGTAATGGTATATGTTGAATTTTCATTCTCTTTTACATTTACAACACGCCATGATGTTGTTTGAGTACTACTAGTTTCAAAAATATAAGGTGCATTTACATTTGGAGCTTGGCTGAAAGCAGAAGAAACAATAATTGTTTTACCAGAAATATTTGTTATTGTTTTTGTTTCTAGCGAGCCATCTGGCAATATTACAGATAAGGTAGGATTTTCACTTACTGTTGGCACGTTTGTATTGTCAGTATCATCAATAACTACTGTTGTAGTATTAGTGACAGATTGCAATAATCCACCTCTTCTAACACCTGCTTTTAAATTGTCAGATATTTCTATAACATCACCAGGTCTTACTAAAACACCTGCTGCAATTGTTGTTGTAAAAGAACAAGTGTCGCCAGAATTTTGCTCATTATATAAAAACCATCGCCCTAATCTTCTAGCTTGATTTCTACTTGTTGTTGCAAATGCTTTTATATTTTTTACAACTACACCATATTTAGTTTGCAAAGAACTAGATGCTTCAACAGTTTCAATATCAAGCTCCTGAGTCGTCATGTCGAAATAAGTTACATTTATAACTGTATGCCTGGTTTTATTACTTGAGCCAGTATATAAAAATCCTTCATCGGTTACATTTGCATTGTTAAATATATAAGTCGTAGCTTTTGGTGAATCCTGTGATATTTCAATACTGCCAGCAGCATAATAAGGCATGGCTCTCATAACACTGCACAGTGAATTTATTAAGCCATACGCCTCTTGTGATTGAGTAATATTTACATTACAACTAAATCTAGGCTCAGTAGAACCAGTGCCGCTTCCATCGTCAACTTGTTCACCGCAATATTCGCTAACACCTTTAAAAGTAAATTTATCAAGATTTGTTAATGGGATTGAACATCCATATCTAGTGTTAGTAAGTAAATCAAAAAGAATCCATGCTGGATCTGTTGTCCATTCTTTATCAGTTTTAAAAGTGCCATTCCATGTACCAGAATATGTTATTGATCCATCTGTATTATTTACTGTTGCATTATTTGGTATTTTTACTTTTATACCTCTAATACGATAAACACGTTTTGGTACTCTAGGAAATTGTTCTGCATTAAATCTTAGTGCTACATGAGCAGTGTCAGGATAAGCGTTTTGTTCAAAGATTATATTTGTAGCAGAATGAAAAGAAAAAGCATTTACTAATCTTGCATTATCGCTATCAGCAGTAACTCTTTCTACTCTAATTTGTACTGGAAATGAAGTTGTTGATTTTAAATTAATTAAATAATCTCTAAAATAATCATTCGTAGAACGCCCTGTAACTGTGTCATCAATAACTGTTGTTGTTGTGCCGTCATTTTCAATTGTTTTTATAAGTAAATTTACAGAAACACCATTTATATCACCGTTATCCTCAAATTTTTGCATTGACGGAAATCTTAAAGTTACCCTTACAGCATTAATGTTGGATTGGCTTACAGTATGTGTAACAGGAGAAGATACAATAACTGATGTTGCGATAGGTACTTCAGTTTCAATATTTTTTATACCAGATATAAAAGTCTGACTACTTGTACCTGTTCTAAATTCAAACCCTACATCTTTGTAATTAAAATCAGTATCAACAGGAGATGTATTACTAGCAGCCTCTTGCAAAATTTGTGTGCCATTTAGAAAAACATCTTTTAAAAATGCATTTTTATATGATGTTGATGATTTATCAGTAATATTAGCTTTTGAAGCAGTGGCAGAACCTTCTATTTCTCCTTCACCTAAAAGTTCAACAATTGTATTAAATTGTTTTGACGATAAAGCACCACTAGGTAAATCAGGATTGTTGAAAACTGTATTTTGATTAAATTCTTGTATAGCCATTTAATTTGTTCCTTCTACTTGAACTGTATCAACACCATTAGATACCACAATAGAGCCGACCAGTATTTCTCCATATACTAAATTAACTGGAACACCTGCATTACTAATATTAGTAAGTCCTGTAAATGAATAGTTAGAAGCAAGAGCAGAAGGGTCTAAAGAATCCTGTCCAGTAGGTAAATTTGTATTTTCTTGTGGTGCTAATATTTCATTAACTCCTTGTAATATTAATGTAGTTCCAATATATGTAACAACTGTTTGAATTATTTTATTTCTTATAAATTCTTTTGCACCATATTTTAAAGCAAAACCTAAAACAATTCCAAAGAAATTACCATGAACAACAGGTATAATTTTTATATTTTCTTTTGTTTGTATATTTAATAGATCTTCTGTAATAACTTTTGATCCAACTTTTATTACATATAATTGCTCTGCCATATGCTCCTGTATATTTTTAAAATTGCAATATAAAAAACTAAATGCCTCTGCTGGTGAATTTAAATCAACCTCAAATTCTTTTTGACCTAAAAATTTTCTTAATTTGCCATAAACTATTATTTTTTTAAGCATTGATATTTTCTGGCAATAATAATTCTATTTTATCTGAATATGGAGAAACAAGATAAAAAGGTAAATCTATTGACTTACAACTATATTTATCAGCATCAGAAAATTTTAAAATATCTTGAGGATGACTATGAACAATGCCTACAACATCACCTTGATCTTCTGCATCAGCATAATCTAAAGGATCAATAATAAACGCAACATCTTTTATTTCGTTTGCTACATTTTTACATGGTATATATTTAATTTTATTATTTATATTAATTAAAACACCACAAGACTCTTCTGGATTACATTCTTTTGCATGCTTAATAGCATCATCTGACCAATCATATTTCATGAATTTATAAACGTGCCAACGCCAGGAAAATCTTTTCTTGTAACTTGTCTTTTAGGAAGTTTTAAATTTGTTTTATCTAAATCACTAACAAGCTCAAAATTTACATTATTTTTTGATTCAGAAACTTTTCTATCTATTAAAAATATTTCTCTTGGGCATTCATCAGCAGAAGGTGTTCCAAAAGGATTTGTATTACCAGGAAAGTTAGTAGCATCAAGATCACTTGCAAGAACAGTAAGTCTTGTTAATTTTGCATTTATCAAATCATTATGTGGTGTTACTAAATTACATAAAATCAATAAATCTGTGACTGTTATAACAGAACCACTTCTAGTTATACCACCAAGATTTGACATTGATAATTGTGGTCTAGGAATTTGACCTTTACCAGAAAATTCTGCACCATCAAATTGTATTGGAAATCTTTGATATGTATTAGTTTGCCATATTATTTCTGCGTTACTATTCATATTGCAACCAGAATGAAACCTATAAATGGTCGGAACACTTGATGGATTGCCAGTAGCGTAATGCAATCCCTCAACTAGTTCTAGTTCAAATAATTCTAATTTTGAACTAGGAGTAATTTTTTGTAATTCTGAAACAGGTATTGCCATTTAAGGTTCAAATACTTCTCTAAATACTGCTTTTATAGTTGCTCTATCTGCAAAATTTATTTGTTTATCCCATTCCTCGCATACAAATTTAGATGTTGAAGATTCTCCAGGTGGTTGATAATCAAAATTTTCGACACCGTTTCTTGCATCTAAAAAAGTTTCTATTGTATCAGCTTCTGTTTCTGTAATATTTTCCCATTTTAAAGAAAATATTTTAGGATTTTGTTTTGCTGGCAAGCCAAATATTAATCGTTGTTCATAACCATCACCAAGTTTAACTTTTATTGTGTTTGGTTTTGATCTTTTTTGAAGACCAAAACTTGCATCAATATTAGGAAATGTTGGCATTATGCTAATAATCCTCCAGGTCTTTTCTGTTGTATTAATTCTGATTGTATTGCAATAGCGATTTGATTACCAAGATCACGCGATTGTTCTGTATTACCTTCAACAGAAGAACCAGAGGCATCTACATTTACTACTATATTATTTGACCCACCACCTGATGACTCAACACCTAAATTACCAGAACGTCCACGTTTTAAAGGAAGAATTGCTTCTGCACCAGCTTCTCCCATTAAACCAACACCATTAGCAAAAGGAAATATTGTTGGTTTATTTACTATGCCACCTTTAGCGTAAGGAATAATTCCATTAGCACCAAATACATTACCTGCTGCATTAAATTTAAGATCTAAACCAAAGATATTATTTACACCCTTAAGTAAAGGCATCATTAATTTTTGTCTTATTATAATTCTTGTTATATCAGCAAGAATAGAACGTGTAAGATCTTTAAAATTTAATTTTCCTGTCATTACAAAATTTACAAAAGCATCTTCCATTCCTTTAAATGCACTAACAAAAGCATCTTGTATTTGTTTGCCCACATCTTTTATTGTGTTTAAATAATCTTGCGCACCATTTTTCATACCAAGAAACACTTTATTAGCAGTATTACCTAAATCCTCTGTAGAATCTGTTGTATTAGTTGTTTCTGTATTTAGACTTTCTATAGCTTCCTGTAATGCTTTAATTTTTATATTTATATCTTCTAATTGTGATTTTGATGCGTTTAATGCATTTTTTATACTGCCCTCAGAAATCGGAAAATCAAATTTACCAAAGACCTTATCGTCTATAAGTTTTTGTGAAGCAGCAATACTTTTTACAATTTTTTCTCTTTTTAACAATAATTCGTTTAATTTATCTTTTTTAAATTCTTCTCCAATATTAAAAAACTTTCTTAGTGCAAATGTAGCATCATTTATTGGTTTTATAATATTATTAGTAAATTCATTTTGAAAATCTGCACCAATAGGCTGTAAAAGTTGACCAACATTATCTTTCAATTCTGTTAATGCTGTTTGTAATCTATCTCCAGCAGCTTGTGGAGCTTGTGCAAGAATTTCTGCGTTTTCACCATACTTATCAAATAAATGTTCAGCAAACCCCATGAAATCATCTAATGTAACCTTGCCTTGCTCTAATGCCTTATCTAATTCAGCAGGTGTTTTGTTCATAGATTCCGCAAACAATGTAAAAGCTCCTGGAAGCCTTTCACCGAGTTGTTGTCTGAGTTCTTCGGCCGATACCTTACCTTTACTAAATACCTGACTTGTAGCAACCATAGCTGCACGCATATCTTCTAATGATCCACCCGTACCTCTAATACCTGATGCAATAGCTCTAAATACTTCTTCTGCATCCGCAACAGATTTACCTGCACCAGTAACAGATGCAGTTAAAGATGTAAATTGTCTTGTTATAACATTTTGGGGTATAGCTAACTTTCTAGATGTAGTTAATAAGAATTCTTGAGATTTTTTAAATTTATCTGTATCGTTGATAACCAATCTTAATGCTTTTCTTTGCAATGCAAGCTGTGCAGAAAACTCTGCCAAGCCACCAATTTGTTGCCTTACCATTCCAACTTGCGCACCAACAGCAGAACCAACCAATGCACCAGGCGCACCGCCTAAAGCTAAACCTATACCACCACCAATTGCACCTTCTGCACCACCAAAAATACCACCTGCTGCGACTGCTCCTAATCCTCTTGCTAATCCTCTTGCCCTGCTACCAAAACCTTTCTTAGAGGTCATCTGCATTTTTTTAAGCTGCGCATCAAGTCTTGCTGCTGCTGCCGTAGCTTCTTTAAATTCCCGTGAGCCAAACTCTACTGCGTTTGCTAATTCTTTATAAGAATTTGATAAGGCTCTTGTACCATTAATTGTTTTTGTTGCAGTAAGACTTTGTTTGTTTAGTTGCTGTAATAATTCTCTTGTACTTAAACTTGTATTTTTAGCAGTATTTTTTAATCCCTGTAATGAATTTGTTAAACCACGAAGTTCTTTTACACCTTTTATTTTAAGTATAAAATCTATTTGTGTTTTTTGATCAGCCATTATTTCTTATCCTTTTGCATAATTTTAAGTGCAGCATATTCCATTGTCTGTATTCCTTCAAACATAGAAACAGGATCTTCTACTGAATATAGTTTACACAGATA